GAACTGTGAGAGATTAAAGAATGCTAAAGTCCTCTATGATATGGGAATGAAAGTAGCTGCAGTAAGTGTTATGTGTCAAGACAAAAGAATTTTTCAATCCATGATGAATGCAGGAACCCCTTGTCCATTCGACGGACTCGTAGGAAGTCCAGCAAAGGAAGCATGGAACAATAACCCACACTTAGTACCGGGTGCTAAAACAGGGAAGAATAAGGAGTGGTCGGATGATGATAAGAATACTGCCAAAGGTGCTGCTGGCATCGGTGGTTTGCTTGCACTCCTCTTACTGCTTATCTGAGGTACTGTACGGAAGAACTGATAATGTAACTACAAGAGGTTACAACTGGGCTATGACTAAAGTATTACCAGCTGAATCAGGATTAAAAGTACAGGGTGTATACCACAGATACACAATTACTAAAGAGAAAGGTGCAGATGCTACAGTCTCTATAGTAAACAAGAATGCGAATAGTTCAGGTAATATATATGAACGTCATGATAACTGGGATAAAATACCCGGTAATACTAAGATAGGCTTTGATACTGTAACACCTTCTTTAGGTACGTCATGGGGAGATGGAAGTATATCTGTCGATGGTGATGGTACTTTAAGCGATGTTATAATTGCTTATAATTATAAATATGATACGTGTAATATACCTTTAACTGATTCTTCTTGTCCGGGGTATGAAGATGCCCTTATGAAGTATCTTCTTGATAATGGTTTAATAGATAGTGAACCAGATATAAATGATCCTTATTATGATGACTGGGTACAATTTCAGTTAGATCAGAAAGCAGAAACTGAAGAGGAAGAAGGTGTAGAAGAAGAAAAGGATAAAGAGGAAGAAGAAGAACAAGAGTTAAAAATAGAGAAAGCACTTGCGATAGCAGGTGCGGCTGAACAAATTGCGAACCCAACAAGACAGTTATTAATGATGACGCAGATGATGTCAGCAGGAACCCTAGATGGATACTATGGAGCAACGATAAACGGTGGAACTTATGAAGACACTGTTGAGTTAGAAGATGGTATTATTATAGATAATTTTAAAGCATTGAGAAACCTTGCACAAGATAAGGTTCATAGAACAATGGTTCGCTCTCAATATGAATAAATGGAGATAAAGTATGGCAGCACCAATAGCAGCAGCAGCAATAGCAACCGTTGTTCGGTTTTTAGCAAAACATGGAGTTAAAAAAGCAACACAAAAATATGGTAAATCAACTGTAATGAGAGCGCAAAGAAAAGCAAAACATTCTAATAAGGAAGATGGAATGAAGCGGTATAGAGGAGATGAGCAGTATTTTGCTAAAAATCCTGGTAGTGGAAAACCAAATAAATCTGGTTGGTTTAATGATTTTTAAAAATAAATGGAGATAACATGGATATTAAAACAATAACAGCGTTAGCGTTCTTAATGCCAGTAAGTGCAGCATTAGCAATTGATAGCCCAATTAGTGGTGTGGTACAACCTAAGTGTTCTATTTGGACAGAAACAGCTGGCGTCTACGGACATCCGCTTCCGTACAAACTTACTACAACACCTGCAGATGGCGGAGTAATAGCAAGCATACGTGTAGATATTGCACAGGCTGATTACTATAAAACAAGATTTACACATCCTAATAGTTTTTCATCTAGTCCAACTTTGACAGATGCAGTCGCATGGACAGGACAAACAAAAGTAGGACAGGTATCTGTGTCAGGTATGTCAGCATATGAAGCAGCTAAAGTTACTTATAATAATGTAACAGAATTTAATATGACACTTGCAGGTAGCACATGGTTTACTGTAGAGTCAACTGCACAATATGGTAGTACTAAATCTCTACCGGCAGGTAACTATACAGGTATTATAAAAGCAGAATGTATAGCAAAATAATATTAGCTTTATGTTTTGTTTTTTGTAGTTCAGTACACGCTCATGAGATGACACCTGCTTATCCAGAGTTAAAGCCTTCTTATATAGAAGGTGTGTCAAGTACTACTATGAAACTATTTAACAGAAGAAATGATGTTGAGTACTATGATATACAGGTATTTACATTTGATTGGAAACCAGTTCCATTCGCTTCAGAATATAAAACAATCAATATAGGATTTAATAAATCAAAGATATTTGAGGTGTACATAAGATCTGAAGATATAGATACTGTAGTTTACATATGTACTGAATCAAAACTTTTTAAGGGGACCGATCAGATTGCTCTAATAACTTCGAGGATTTGTTCAAAAATAAAGGACAGGTAAATGAAAATATGTTTAATACTTTTGTTAGCCGCCATAATTTCTAGTTGTAGTTATACTACGACTTATGCAGACTCAGCATCTAATTCTTTGAGTTTAGCTATACCTAATTCCAGTACAAGTTTCCAAGCAGATAAGTTTAGAGCTGGAGAACTAGACTGCAGCAATGCAATAGGCTCCGCAACAAACATTGAGTTTGGAGTAACTGGAATTATTCAAGGAGGAATTACTGGCGGCCGACAACAAGTTGGAGACATCGGAGTATACTCTCGGATAACTATACCGCTTGGAAAGCGGGCAAAAAGTCGTATTGATTGTAATCGTCTTTACGAGCTTGAGCTTCAGAAAAAAGAGTTAGAAGTAATGAAACTACAGCAAGAGATTAATCAATTAAGAAAGTTAGCATTTGAAAACTAGGAGGACATAATGGCGGAAGTAGAGATTGCCGGCGCAAAGATTAAAGGTGGTAAGATAATGCTTATACTACCACTTTTAGGTACGCTTGGTGGTGGACTATGGGGTGGCTTTGAGTTTTACAAAGACTACATGGACATGAAAGAGATTATTCAGAATATAGATATTGACTCTATACAATCTGAAAATATATTAGTGCAAACAAAGTTAGATAAAGCAATAGACTATACACGAGATATAAAAGAGGATCTAAGAGAAGATATACTTAAGATGGAAGGTTACATTGATAAGATAGATTCTAAAGTAGATAAATCTGAAGACAGCATTAAGAATACTAAACTTCTAATAGACGGATCGTTAGAAGGTATGTTAAGTGCAATGAATGAATTACAAAAAGATACCACTGCATCTCTGAGAGAAGTTGAATCTTTAAATAGAGAGACTGAGAAAGATGTAAGGAATACAATGAGAGAAACCGAAGAAAGAATAGATTCTAACATGAGGAAGTTAGAAGACAAGCTAATCGAAAGGTTACAAGAAGCTTTGGATAACCCACTCTCAGATTAAGTTTCCGCAATGTCCTCACGGCTCCGGTGGTAGTCAGCGGATAGACCACCACATAATAGGCTTAGTAGCCTGATCGATTGTTAGAACCAGGAGGGTTGCTATGTCAAGATATATTCAAGAATCTGTAAAGCCAGAGAAAGAATCTAAAGAAGAAATACGTGAAATGCCTAAAGCAGGTAAATATTCTGTAGAGGATTTACAACCAGAGAAAACAACAACATGGTCGAGAGGATCTGTAAATGCCTAACTCAGGATATAAAGAAAAAGTAACTGACGAACAGTTACATAACTTAATAGAATCAGGAATTGAAAATTCAACAGGTGACTGGCTTAATTCATCTGATCTTACTCAAGAGAGACAAAGATCAACGTATGAATTTGCAGGTGTCCCGGATTTTCATCTAGCTCCGCAAGGTGTATCTTCTATTGTTGATACGTCTACGACTGAAGTTGTAGAAGCCTATACTGCTATCTTATCAGACTTATTTTTGTCTAATGGTAAACTTGCTAGATTTCTTCCTATGGATGATAACGCTACTGCATTTAAGAATGCTCACAACGCAAGTCTAATTACTAACTATGCAATCTTTAAACAGAACAAAGGTTGGGAGTTACTTCAGACTTGGTTTAAGTCTGCGCTTCTATGGAAGAATGGTGTAGTTCGATGGGACTATATAGAAGATTTCCATTACAAGATAGAAGAGTATGATGAAATAGATCAAGATAAACTTGACATGCTTCTTGCGGACGATAACGTAGAAATCATCGGTGATCTTAATTTTGAAAACAAGATGGAAGGAATCTCTGATCCGTTTGCTGGTCAAGACCCTAACGCAACATTAGTATATACAGATGTGCGTATAAGAAGAAAGAATAATAAGTCAAGAGTTAAAATAGAAAACGTACCACCAGAAGCCTTTAGAATATCTCGTGATGCATCATGCATACAAGATGCAGGCTTTGTTGGTGTACAATCAGAAATGACTAGATCTGAAATTAGAAAGTATTGGCCAGAGTGGGCTGATGACTTAACTGAAGATGACTGGTCAGAACTAAATAATGAAGAGACATGGCTTGGTGGAACATCTTACTCTGAAGAAGTATCTTCAAGAAAGATGGTAACCGGTCAAGAATATTGGAAGGGTTCTTCTAATGGTGAAGGTGCTTATGCACTAGAAGCTAGTAGACCTGTAACAGTAACAGAATGTTGGATTAACGTAGACCGAGACGGCGATGGTATAGCAGAGCTAAAACACGTCATAATCGCAGGCAAGCATATCTTGTTTGAAGAAGACGTGGACATGGTTCCACTTGCATCTATTACACCTATTGATATCCCACATGAGTTCTATGGTTTGTCCATGGCAGACTCTACTCGAAGCTCAACGCTTGCATCTACAGCTATATTAAGAGGGTTTGTTGAGAATACATACTTAACTAACTACTCTCCTAAGCTGGCAGATCCAAACGTTGTAGACTTCTCTGCGTTACAGAACATGAGACCTAAACAGATCATACCTACTAATGGTAATCCTAATGGTGCAGTTGCTGCAATGGCTCCTGAAGCTATGGCTGCAGGTACTGTACCTTTACTTAACCACTTGCAAATAATAAAAGAGCAAGCAACAGGTATGAGTAAAGCAGCGCAAGGATTAAATGATTCACTATATATTTCTGGAAACTCTGAAGCTAAAGTGGCAGCAGTACAAACTGCTAGCCAAAAGCGTATACAGCATATTGCTAGACGATTTGCTGAAACAGGAGTTAAAAGACTTATTGAAGGTGTTTACCATTGTATGCGTGATTCTTTAGATAAGAATATAGGTCTTGTTGATAACGGAATGTTTTATTCTATTAACCCTAAAGACTTACCAAACGATATGGAATGTGACGTTCACTTAGATCTTGGAGAAAACTCTAATCAGAATATGATAGCTAAGTTAGGTAAAGTTGGTTCAGAAATATTACCAGCACTTAACGAACAAGGTCAAGGTATGATAGTTAAACCTACTGCACCTGCTGTGTTAGCAACTAAACTAATAGAAAACTTAGGTTTAGACTCTAATGATTTCTTAGAAGATTACACAACAGATGAGTTTAAAGATAAAGCTGCTAAAGCACTTGAAGAGCAGTCAGCTAAAGCTAAAGCAGATGCTGACTTACAAACTCAAAAAGCAGCAGCAGAAGCTGAACAGGTTTCAGCGAATATAGGCTTTACTCAAGCACAGACTAAAAACACATACGATGATAATGCTAAACAGTTAGCAGTATCTATAGACAGACACTTCCAAGAATGGGAGAAATTAAAACTAGAAGCTGGTAAAGAAGGATTAGACTTAGGTCCACGTCCTGATTACTCTGCTATCATAATGATGGCAAAGCAGCTAATTGGCGAAGGGCAACCTCAGCCACAACAACAAGGGCCTGAGATTGGGCCTGACAATTTAGGAGCTCAATAATGGCAACAGTAACATTAACAGCCGCTGGCGTAGGCGGTACACAGTCAGGGACGATCACAACTGCAGGCGGATCTGGTGGCGGTAAAGTCATAGTCGCAAACGATAGTGACGCACCGATAACATTTAAAGTATCTACAGCAGGATCAGTTGTTTTAACAGATCAGTACTGTGATGCTAAAAGTTTTAAACTAATTACAGGGTTAAACAATGGCGCAACAACGCTAACTGTTTTATCAACACCTCACGGAACTGCAGCGCAGTCTGGAGAGATTGTTTACCTGACATTAGTAACTTAATAAAAAGTAAATGGATAAATATCGTAGAGCAGCTGAGAAGAAGCTGGGCGATAAAGTCCACCCTGATAT